CAGGTTATCCAGAACTAATTGGAGAAATGATTTCACTTAACAATGATAGAGGTTTAACAGCATTTATCTTAGGTGATAGTCCAATGAGACTAAAACCAGATGCAACTTCATTAAATGAGTGGGGAACAAACGTTAATACAGCAGTAGAAGATAATGACAACGGACTTGTAAGTAGAGATGAATACTTAGGTGTATTTTATCCTGCAGGATTTGCAAGCGACAACTTTGGTAACAATGTTGTAGTTCCAGCTTCACACATGATGCTACGCACAATAGCATTAAGCGATCAAGTAAGTTATCCATGGTTTGCACCAGCAGGTACAAGACGTGGCGGAATTACAAATGCAAGTTCAACAGGTTATATTAATAACGAAGGCGAATTTGTAAGTGTAGCACTTAATGAAGGACAAAGAGATACTTTGTATTCAAACAGTGTGAACCCAATTACGTTTATTACAGGTGCAGGACTTGTTAACTTTGGACAAAAAACTCGTGCAAGAGGCGCAAGTGCATTAGATAGAATTAACGTAGCACGTTTGGTTATCTACTTACGTAGTCAACTTAACACACTTGCTAAGCCATATATCTTTGAGCCTAATGATAAAATTACACGTGATGAGATTAAACAAGCAGCAGAAAGTTTGTTACTTGAGTTAGTCGGACAGCGTGGATTGTATGATTACCTAGTAGTTTGTGATGAATCAAACAATACTCCAAGCAGAATTGATAAGAATGAGCTATACTTAGACATTGCTATTGAACCTGTAAAAGCAGTAGAGTTTATTTACATACCGCTAAGACTTAAAAATACTGGAGAAATATCAGGACTTTAAACTGATAAATATATATAACAGGAGCAGACTAAATGGCAATTTCAACACTATCAAAAATTACAGTTCCACTGGCTAGCGGAGATTCCGCTAGTAATCAGGGACTTTTAATGCCAAAGCTACAGTATCGCTTTAGAGTGACACTGGAAAACTTTGGTATTAGTACACCAACAACAGAACTTACAAAACAAGTTATTGACGTAACTAGACCTAACGTAAGTTTTGAACAAATGACACTAGACGTATATAACTCACGTGTGTACCTAGCAGGTAAACATACTTGGGAACCAATTACATTGAACTTACGTGAAGATGTAAACAACAATGTACAAAAACTAGTTGGCGAACAGCTTCAGAAACAATTTGATTTCTATGAGCAATCAAGTGCAGCATCAGGACAAGATTACAAATTTACTACACGTATTGAAATCTTAGACGGTGGTAATGGCGCAAACGTACCAAATGTATTAGAAACATTTGAACTATACGGCTGTTACTGTGAAAGTGCAAACTACAACAGTTTAGCATATTCAAACTCAACTGATCCAGTAAGTGTTACACTAGCTATACGTTACGATAATGCAATCCAATCACCACAGGGTACTGGAATTGGTACAGCAATTGGACGTACAGTTAACACAGCAGTAACTGGCGGCGGCGCATAATAAAAATAAAATACATTTAGTCTTTTTAAAGGGAGCCATTGCGCTCCCTTTTTTCTTTATATACGTACTTTAATAAGTTGGATAAATATTAGTATGGCAAATAAATTTAATGGATTACTAGACTCAATAGCAACAGGCGCACTTTCACCTAAAGGAAACTTAGGTGACTGGCAACACGGATCTCGGCTTTATGTTGATAATAACATGCGCCTTGCTCCTAGAAGCAAATTTAATTATCATGTACAATTTGTTATTACACCCGAAGCTCAAGGGTTAATTCCAAAACTTCTTAATGGTGCTGCTACCAACGAAATAGGAATGCTAGTAAAAAATGCAACTTTGCCAAGCTACTCTGCTAAAGTTGAACAAAAAAAACAATATAATAGAATTAAAAACGTACAAACTGGTATAGAATATGATCCGGTTAATATAACAATGCATGATGACAATCAAGGATTAACAACAGCATTCTTACAAGCGTATTATAGATATTATTTTGCTGACGGTAATCAACGAATAAACGGCGGCACAGCATACAAAATTAATCCACACAACACATACGAAGGCAAATCGCCAGATGGTGCAGCACCTTATAGATTTAAATATGGTATGGATACTAATAATCCTGGTGTACCTTTTTTCAAAGAAATTAAAATTAGCACAATGGCAAGAGGCGAATATGTAACTTATACTCTTGTAAATCCTTTAATTACACAATGGTCACACGATGATGTAAGTAATGCCGACGGTGCTGGAACACTAGAAAATAAAATTACAGTAGCATACGAAGCCGTATTCTACGAAGCTGGAGCTGTTCAAGCAGGAGCAAATGGCGAACCTGCTGGTTTTGGTCAAGATCATTATGATCGCACACCTAGTCCTTTATCATTAGCAGGAGGCGGAGGCGGCGGCCTTGCAGGAGCCATAGATGGTGCATTTAGTTTGTACGATTTTATTGCTAGTGGCGATGTATACGAAAATCCATTATTAGGAGTATTAATGGGAGCCAATTTAATTGGTAATATACGTAATTTAAGCAAAGACGGTATTAGACAAGAAGGGTTTAATATACTTACAGGTGCATTAGGAGCAGCAACCGGAACAAACGTAAGTGGTGTTGCAAATACACTATTTCCAAAAAATGGAGGTAGAGGTGGTTCAAAAGATTTATTATTAGCTGCGGCCGGAGTTGGTGCTGTTACACTAGCTACAACAGCAATTAGAAATAATGCTGCGGCCAAGGCTAGTGCAAATCAAGCTGCTGGCATAAAAAGTATACAATCACGTACTGGTGCAAGTGTATCTGAAGCTAGGGCTCAATACAATGCTTCAACATAGGAATATATAATGAGTAGTTTACCAACAACCCCTAAGACAAACGATCAAAATGTTACAGAATTTTTTGATAACTATTTTACGGAAAAATTATCTTTTTCAACAAACGAAGTTGATGCTGTAATTGGATTCTTTCAAAAAAGAGGATTTGATGAAAGTAGTTCAATTAGTACAGCAACTATATTATTAAATCAAGCAAAACTAGACGGTGTAAAAATATTTGAATTACTTGATACCCTTAAAGGTTTAGACAACGTACAACTTAGCAGTGTAGTAACTGAAGTGCTAAATTACAATAGATTGCGTACAAGTACACTAGGTTTCAAATTAGCTGCTAATAACGACACAGTAGAAAAACGAAATGTTGTAGTATGATATGGCTAGATTTGCACAAGGTAAATTTAACTGTAAATTTCCAGAAAAATATATAGGAACTAAGACACCTACTTATAGATCAAGTTGGGAGTTTGCCTTTATGAATTTCTGTGATAATCATCCAGCCGTTGATAAATGGGCCAGTGAAGCTATTAAAATACCATATCGAAATCCTCTTACTGGAAAACAAACAATATATGTACCAGACTTTTTTATTGCATATGCTGATAGAGGCGGCAAACAAAAGGTAGAACTTATAGAAGTTAAGCCGGCTAATCAAACACACAGAGAAAAATTAGGGCGTAGTAAGCATAATCAAGCGGCTTGGATAGTAAATCAAGCCAAATGGGAAGCTGCATATGCTTATTGTAAGCAAAATAATATACAATTCCGAATAGTTACCGAGGACGACATTTTTCACAGTGGCCGACGATAGGCGATAAATAAGTGTGTATATAAAGGTTACATACTATGACGAAAAAACTCGAAGAACTTTTAAACTTGCCAGATTCTAAAGAAATTATTTCTGAAGCTCAAAACGAAACTAAAGCAAAAGCTGCTGTAGTTGAGCAAACGGATACATTTAGAGATATTGCAGAGTTTGATAAAATTGCATCAGCATTACCTAGTGTTAAAGGACTAGGCGAAAAAGCAGATGCCGAACTTAATGATATAGCAGGTAGAGCTTTACAAAGCTACGAAGACTTAATGGACTTGGGCATGAACGTCGAAAGTCGTTATAGTGGTAGAGTTTTTGAAGTAGCAGGTTCAATGCTTAAAACAAGTCTAGATGCAAAAGTTGCAAAAATGGACAAAAAACTTAAAATGATTGAACTACAATTAAAGAAAGAAAAACTAGATAACGATACTCCAAACAATGGTGACGTAGTAAACGGCGACGGATATGTGGTTACAGACCGTAATAGTTTGTTAGAGAAATTGAAAAGTATGGATAAATAGTTTATAATAGGAAAACACCATGAAAACATTTGCACAATTTTTAACAGAGTCTGAAAAGACATATAAATTTTTTATACGAGTAGCAGGAGAAGTACCTGAAGGATTCGTAGATACAATGGAAAACAATCTTAACAAGTACGAAGTTGTAAAACTTAGCACCGGTAAAAGAACACCAATAACAGAAAGACCAATGGATTTCCCACAGTTGCAAAACATGGAAGTAACACACTTTGAAGCAGAAGTTAAATATCCTACAACGGCGCATGTGTTAGAACAATACTTGGTTGCAAACTGTAGTGTTCCGCATAGCCATTTAATTGTGCGTGGCGAGTTTGATCCTATTGAAGAACAACAAACACAAAAAGAAGAAGGACCTTACGAAGCAAAACTAACAACTGAAGACATGGGTGGCGAAAGCGCACAAGGCGAAGTTGGCGGAGCTAGAGTAATGGACCTATTAAAAGAATTAGAAACAGCTAGAAAAGAACGTGAAATTGATCCAATGGAAGGCGCTCCGACAGGAGAGTCAAAAGACATAAGTGATACTGAAAATACTAAAGCTGTGGTCGGGAGTTAATAATGAATAACGATGATGTAAAAAAATATATTAACTTATCAAAGTTATACACAGAAGTACAACTTGATGAAAAGAAACAAGTTGATGAAAACTGGTTTACAGATAAGATTAAAGAAATCTTTGGCATCACTGACGCCGAAGCAGAAAAATTAAATAAAACAGCCAAGGATGCTGGTATTGATACAGAGAATCCAGAAGGCAAAGATGCAAAAAAAGCCGGAGTAGATAACCCTAATGTTGAAGTAACAACACAAGATCAAGCAAATAGTATTTTTCAAAATCCAGATGCAACTGATGCTGAAAGAAAAGCAGCACAAGATTTCTATAATGCAAATAAGGATGATACAAGTACTGTAGGAGATGATCCATCTGGTGCAGGTGATGACGGAGTTGCACAAGGACAAGATAATAATCCAAATGTGCAAACAACAACTCCTCCACAACCTGTTCCAGATCGTGGAAATAATCCTCCATCTTTGAGATATCCACCCGATATAACTGCGCCTAGACAGTCGAACACAACTGCTCCTGAAAAACCAGTAACTCCGGGTGGTGAACAAGAACCAACAGCAAACGATCTAGGCGCAAATGATACAGCAACTCCACCAAGTGCTACTCCAAGAGATGGCGGTAACCCAGGTGGTACAACAACAGCAGTAGATCCAGATGCAAATGATCCACGTGGAGATCAAACTAATCCACCAGCAAATCAACAAGGTGTTGACGGACCAGCAGATGCAGCAGCCCAACAAGCTAACACCAAAGATTTAATGACACGTTATAATGAAGGCGGCAAAAAAGCAATGCCTGAAATTAAGAAACTACAAACAGAATTAGGACGTTTAGGATTTGACCCAAATGGTATCGATGGCAAGTACGGTAATGGTACATTTAAAGCAGTACAGCAATTCCAAAAAGCAAACGGCTTACAAGTTGACGGTCAAGCAGGTACAGATACACTTGCGGCAATTAAAAAAGCTATTAACGGCGGACCTAAAGGAGTTGCAGCAAACGATGCACAAGCATCAGCACAAGCATCAAACGATGCACAAGCAGCACAAGATAAAGCAGATGCTAAAGCTAAAGACGATCCAATGACAGCAGCTAATCAACAAAAAGATATTGACACAGCACAACCAAACGCAGACGTAGATCGTTACATTGAATTATTAAACAAACTAGAAGGCGGCCAAGTTAATGCAGGCACACCTAATGCTACACAAGGTCAAGTGGTTGCTAGTTATGATTTCCGTAACTTAATAGCACTAGTAGAATCTAAACTATTAAACGAACAGCTTACACAAGCTGAAATGGAAGAATTAAAAGCATTGCATAATAAAGTGCAAGGTCACGTTAGCCTGCCTGGAATGGATGCCGATAAAATTACAAAAGCATTAAACAGATATTTAAAATTAGTAAAAGAACCAGGTGAACAAGAACCAGATAAAAAAGGTCCAGATGGTCAATATGATGGAGATGACTTAGGTAATGCAAAAACAACACCTGCAGAAAAACCGAAAGTAACATTAGATAGCTTATCAGCTCAGATCAAAAAAGGCATTACAATGCAACAATTTGAAAAAATTGTTAAAGATGCAGAAGCATTAGAACCGCAAGATGCAGCCAAAGATGCTAATATTTTAAAGAAGTTTGGCGCAGCCGCAAACAAATTATTCAGCACAGCAGATTATAGAAGTAGATATGTAATTGCAAACGGTGCAAAGAATTTAGGACTAAAAGGATTATATCGTCCAGACGGAAGTTCATATATTTTTATAGGATCAGATGGTAAACCGGCAGGAGCAAGAGGAGCAGATTTAAAAGCTGCACTAGCTATTGCACAAGTAGGATTGCTTCCTCAATCAAAAGTTGATAGCATAGGAAAAATAGCAGCAAAAGGAAAACCAGATTTTCAAGCTGTTATTGATGCACACAATAAAGCAACTGGAGCAACTCCACAAGTTAAGACACAAGTTCCACCATCAACTGGTAGACCAGACGATGCAGGTGCAACACAACAAAACGCAAGTAAGGACAACAACATGAAAAAAGCAATCAAAGAAGCATCAATGAACATTTCAATTAATGGTGATAGCGCAGCAGAGGTTGCTGAATTAGCTGGTATCCTTAAAAATGCAGGTATGCATGATGCAAAACCAGTAAGTGATATATTACCAAGACCGGGCGAAAAGCCAGCAATGGCAATGGACCCACATGATGACATGATATCAAAAATGTCAATAATGGATGAACCAG